AGTTGCTACCGCAAGGCAGTAACTACCCGCATCTCCGTTTGAACATACCGCAACGTCTCCCTCAATTACATCAGTTCTTCCCTGTAACTGTGCAACCGTCTGTGGGTTAAGATTGATTATGTGTTCGATCCTTACCTTGTCAGTCGCAGGATCAAGCGTAAGATCCGTTGCTGAACTTGAATTTAATTCATTTGGTATCTGTGAAGCCGCAATTTTTTGGCTTGCGTTTAGGCCAGCCACTCCATTTGCGGTATTCCTACCATCTATTACATTTTTTAATTCCAATAGTGCATCATTTAGATCCTGTCTCGCCAATGCGGGACTATCCGTGCCTGCTGCAAGATTGGTTGTTACTACATTGGTGCTATTTCCCCAAGCCATGTCAGTCTCCTTATGTTGCCTGCGTTATGTTTCCGTTTGCGTCACTGCTCAACTCAGGCAATCCTTGAGCAACTGCATCAAATACGCAATCCACTGGTGCATTTGAATTATTAGCATCGTATATATTTAATGTTATTGGGCTGGTGCCCTTATTAACCAATATTATTGGTATCTGCTGTGGTGATTCAACATAATAATCCGTTGCACTATCATCACTCTCAACATACAATGCACCCGCACTGTCTTCTGATTGCACATACTGCGCATCCTGATGGTGTGGCTGTGTCACTATGCTGGTGACATAACTAATGCCCTCAAATGCGCTTAACTGTCTTATACCAATAATGCCACTTAGGCCGGTTGAACTTATGCTGGTAAGCGTTCTTTCTATCAGTTCATTTGTAAGCGTGTTTGTTATGCCAGCAATGTATGGTAAATCTTCCGATGCACTGTCCCTATCCACTGATATCACAAATTGAAAGTATCTAGCCTTGACTGCTTCAAGCGTTTGGCTTGGTGATACTGATACGGTGCTTACATTGTCAATAAGGCCCAATGCACTATCCACGGTATCGCCATATCTTACCGTTATGTAGGCAGGAAAGTTTGCATCAACACCAACCAAATAGTTGAGAGTTTCGACGCTGCCATAATCAATTATGCCCGTGGTAAAGGTAAGTGGCAGCACGGGAGTTCCGCTCCACGCCGTGAATGCGTCCCAATCATTGCCAGTTGAACTTGCATCGTAATCTGCCCATGTCTCAATGCTCTTGGGCAAATACTTGTTTTCGTTCTTGTCAAAATATCCGTTACCAGCCATTGCTTATCCTAAATTAACCACCGTTGTTTTGCTCGTTGATGTGCCAGTGCCCTGCACATTAAAGTGATAATACTGTAGATAATTGAAGAATGCCTCCAAGTTACCACCAGTCTTGCTTACCCCCGCTATCGTGTATGTGTGACTGCTAAAACTTGCGAATGTGCTATCATCTTCCCATGTTTCACCAGTAAGCGTGTCCTTCCATCTTACCTCATAATCATATTCCTCACTAAAAGGAGTGAAGAAGTATTCCAAAGGATGCCTTAATTTTGTGTAATAATCAATTCTAGATCGCTGACCACTCACGGGATCACGGAACACACCATAACCAGTGTTTGATGTAAGTGGAAAGTCAAATTCGCTAAACACGTTACCATTTCTATACAGCCTTACCATTAGCGCATTGATTCTGGTATCCAATGGCATCAGCAATCTAAATGTGTATTGTGGTCCAATTATGTTTTGGTATTTTACGCAGTTTAGGATTGGATAATTTACGGCATATCCACCTGGACCCGTAAATTGTGCAACACTGTTGGTGCCATCACCATTCCAACCAAAATCCTGTCCAGTGCCATTTGCTGCATTAAAATAATTGACCTGCGCACCAGTTGTTGGATGCGTGTAGGTCTTGCTGAAATCATCAAATGCCGTAATCTTGGGCCTAGTTGGCACGGTAGTATCTGGTGAATTTGCTGGTGGGTTTGATTCCGTTGGTATGCCAGCACTGTCCTCATCTGGATCCAATGGTGGAGTAATTGATGTAGGAAATTCTGGTAATGGTCTAACATATGGAACTATGGTATAGTCATCCGGTATGAATAATTGTGGTGGTATTTCAATTTGAGGACCTGACGTAAATGGATAGAGTGTTGCATCATGCTCAACTGCCTCAACATTCACATTTCCATCATTGCGCAGTTTTAATCCTACAACCCTATAGGTATCAAGGCTAAGATCCAATACGGTATCAGTAATTCTTATGACATCACCAATTTCAACATCCAACAATTCCTGCGTCCCAGTAAAACTAATGGTTCTCTGCACCCTTGATTTGTCGTATATCATCTGTGCAAGATCTCTTGCTATGGCAGGATTGGTCACGGTATGGAATGTAAATTCACCAGTAAGTGGTTCATCATTATCGATGGTTTGGTCACCACTTACATTATACACTATCTGTTGATTGGTAAATCCTAGATCAGGATCAATATAATTAACGATCACCTGATTGTATTTTGCACTCTTTCTCTCACCATCAAGGCTGATGCCTCCAATGATGTTGTCACTGGTTACATCATATGCAATGTTGATTGTGGTTGAAGAAATATCAGTGTCATTGCCACCATCCTCAACCTTTAATTTGTATCTGCCCTGCACGAATGGCATGATACCACGGCATCCAGCAGTAATTGTTTTAACATTATCCAATACCTTTTGCTGTGTATTGACCACGGCATTCATGGTCAATGCACGACCAGTCTGCGTGTTTGAATAATTTACGGTCTGCTCATACTTGTTTGCCGCAATCTTGAATGTTTCAGCATCTATTTGATTTGCTGGCAATCCAGCGCCATATCTCGTTGATTCCAAATAGTCCAACAAACAATTGGCAGGATTGAATGAATAGGATTTGGTTCTCGCACTGTAACTGCCAACTAGATCCTTGCCACTTCCATGCGTTCTTACATCATATACCTTCTTGCCATACACATCAAACTTGACTGCTGGTATGCCTCCTGAATAAGGATTTGCATCAGCATCTTCTGTGCTTTCAATCTTCTTCCATTCAAAGCGAAATACCGCATAGGCAATGCCTGGTAGTTTTCTCTGTTTCTTTGGCCAGTTTGGCGTTTGATTTGCCAATGAACTCTGGCCCTGATTCTCCGTGCCATTGAATATTTGATACTGCATTCTACCCTTGAACCTACCACTTGCTGGTTCATAAATTTGACCTGCCGTATGTGTTGTGCCCACGGTAGGCAATTCAACATCATTTACAATTATCTTATGCACGCCCTCAATTTCACCCTCGCATATTGCATATACCACGTATAGATACTTGTTTGATTCACCATTTGATTCAGCAAATATGATTAGGCCACCAGTTCTTCTGTATCCATAGATTAATGGTATGGCATTGTTGGTGCCTGATTTGGTTACTTGGACGCCCTGTGCTTCCTGACCTGGATCAGGCACTGAAGGAGTATCAAATGCACCAAATGGATTGAAAACAAAGCCAATTACATCACCAACAAAATTAACAACGCTCTTGACAACATTTACTACTGCCCCAACAACGCTCTTAACGGCTTTTTTGATTCCTCTAAAAATTTTCTTAACTGACATCAACTTCTCCTAACCTTTTTACAAAATTATAACCAACTTCTTGCATTCCCATAATTCTTGTAAAATAGGTTCTTGATCTATTAAGATATTTTTCATTTGGTTGATAATCAGCATCATACATCAAATTACCTGTTAGATAATAAGCACACCCTTCTTTTTCAAACCAATCTTCACAGGCGTTAATTAAATCATCTGCTATGTGCTTATTTCTTACTGAAGGATGTATAAAAAATAAATCAATATCACCTAATAATGTTTTATTCCATAACATAGTTGTAATACCTGCAACGCAATAACCTAACAAGAGATCATTTTCTACATAAACAAAAATTTTATATTCAGGTGCAATCATCATTTCACGCATGTTTTTTTTAAACCAAGTTCTATCTAATGTATTGTGTGAAATTAAATTAGCATCTTTAGCGTGTTCAGCCGCTAAATTAACTAATTTTTCTAATTCATCCGTGCGTAATTCTCTAATCATTATTTTTTGCCCCACTTGATATCTTGCAGTGTTTCGTGTGAATATTCCATTCCAAAGTCAGTTGCAAATTCCTTCTGTATGCTGGCCAAGTTTGTTCTTCTGCCAGTGGTCCTGTTAAAATTTGTAAATTGGCTGGATACCTCAAGCGTTATGGTTGCCGTATCCTCAGCATTTTCAATTCTATAACCGGCAATCTTGCCCTTGAATATCATGAAGGCAGTGTCACCAGTGCTGTCTCCAATTAGGCTGTTATCAGTTGGATCAAGGAATGCCTTCCACACCGTTACATCCTGATTGATTTGATTGGAATTGCATAGATCTCTTACATTGTTTATATCCAATGCACTTATGACCAAATTTATGTTTGTGATCTGTAGGTCAGCAGTTTCTGATGTTTCTGAAATGCCTAGAAAGTTACCCTGTGCTTCATAAGTATCACCATCATAAGCAATATCAAATGGTGCATCAGTATAGAATTTATTTGAGCCGCCATTGATACCAATTTCTATTAGGCTAACAGTTATTAGGCTGTTACCTGCTAGATAGGTATTCTGATTTGCACTCAAACCTCTTGACATTATAGAACCTCTTCAATATCAATTTCATAATCAATCAAGCCATCCGTCCTATAACCAAATTCCTGAATGTCATTGGTTATGGTCATTCTAAATGGCACGTTGGTCAGCGTAATGTCCTCACCATTGGTTAGATTCTCAACCAATGCTGGTTGTATGTTCAGCGTTGCATCACCACTACCATCAGTGTTTATATCAGACGTGACCATATAGACCTTTGTGTGATTTTCAAATCTAATAACATCACCTGCCTTGAGTAAATTTTGGCTGGTTAGTGTTGTTGAAATGTTTATGGTAGTATCCCCAGCAGTGTGATCACCATCAACTGATTTACTGCTTACCGCACTACCACTTGATAGGCTGGTGCTTACGCTTGGCAGTATCACATCAAATTCATTCAGAGCACCCTGTGCAAGAGCAATGAATGCCTGCACCGGACGAAATTCTTCCTGTGTCATGGTTGGAAATTGCAGTGTTGCACTCCACAATGTGGTTGCATTGGTTGTTCTAATGCTTCTACCACTCTGAGTCTTGGTTTGTTTTGTTATGGTATTCTGTTGAAAATTAAGACTGTTAAAACCAGTGCTTGTTGGAAAATTACCTATGTATGCCATTAGCCAGTTACTCCTACCTTACCACGCTTTTCAAGTGCAGTATTGATTATTCCAGTTATTGTTGCTCTTCTTCTAATTAGCAGTTCATCAAAGCCCTCAGCATCAACAGTGGATATGTTAAAGTTTACAGTTACTGGGCCTCCGCCCATTTGATCGTTTGGAACAATAGAGCCTGCATTAGAACCCATACGAAGGATTTCTGGTCCTTTTTCTCCTACTAGATAAGATTGATTTGCACCAACTGGACCACCCTGTGCTCTTGGACCCGTGTATTGTTGGCTTCTAATTGAACTTACTCGTGCCATACCAGTTGCAATTGCCGCCGCTGCCGCAGCCGTTCCTAACACTGGTCCAACAATAGGCAATCCTGCCAGTGCTTTAAACGCCGCAACCGCTGAAGAATAAGTGTCCATGATTGTTTGAGAAATCGCAAATGCCTTATATGCCTCAAATGCTTTTTTATTGTGTTGGCCAATCGCCTTCATGCTTTCGCCTAATGAACTAATTGTAAAATAAACTCTATTCTTTTCAAATTTCTTATGATTTTCAAGTTGTTCTCTCGCAAGATTTTCAGCATCTTCTTCAAGTCCCTTGCGTTTTAGGAATTCTCTATCCTTGTCAGTTAATATTGAACCTGTAGCATTTTGACTTTCTCTTAATCTTCTTTCTATTGAAGCCATGTAATCAGAATCTGCCTTGTCAAGTGCTTCCTTGTTCATCTTGACAACTTCATCATTGTATGCCTTTTCAATTTCTAATTTTCTTTCATTGTATTCAATAAGGCTAATTTCTTTTGCATCAAGTTTTTCTTTTTCAATTTCTATCGCACGGTCCTTTCCCTTTTCTAAGATTTCAAGTTCCTTCTGTCTGTGCGTATCCGTTTTCTTGAATAGTGAAGTTGCGGCATCCTCAATTTTTTTAATCTGTGCGGCTTCTTCCATTTTAGCCTTGGTTGCTTTTAATTGGGTAGTTAGAGTTCTTTCCTGTAATTCGCTAAGTTGTTTGCCCATATCAAGTTCAGCCTTTAATAGGCCCTGCTTGACATAATCAGTTTCAAGTCCAACCTTGGCATCATTTAATATTTTGTTTTGTGCCGCAAGTATTTCTTCAAATGATTTTGGTTTTGCCTTTAATCTATCAATTTCTTCTTGATCAATTACGCTTCCATTGGCTTTTAATTCATTATATTTTTTAGTCTTCTCATTTAATTCTTCTTGATTCTTGTTTAATCCATCAAGCCTATCGCCAACGCCCTTCCAATAACCCTTGGCATCAATACCAAGTGTTTCCTTCATGGCATTATTCACCTTATCAAGGAATGAAGCATTGTCATCAAGTTTATCATTGGTTGAATCAACTCCATCTTCCATCACACCAAATTTTTTCTTGACCCAATCAGAGGATGTGGCAAGTTCTGTTAAACCATATACGATTAAACTAATTGGACCCAACAGCGTGGCCAATGATACCTTGGTTGCCGCTGCCGCAATCCTTAATTTTCTCATCGCCAATATTGCCAGTCCAATGCCCTTGAATAGGTAGCCCCCAAATGCTGATGCCAAACTTAATACGGATAGCGTTATCTTTAATCCTATGAATCCAAGGAATGCTATGCCTAATGTATCAATATTCTTGATTGCAAATTCAAGAGCATCACCAAGTAAAATTGTTGCCCTCGCAAGTTTATTACCAAGTTCAGCGGCCAATTGATCATTCTTAGTAATGGTTTCAGTTAGGCGGCTTGTTAAATCACCCAATGCCGCATTCAATCCGCCTCTACCAACCTTGTCCGCGGCATTGTCAATTGCTATGGATAAGTTTGAAAATTGAACAGAAAGATTGTTTAATCTTGCCGCCGTGGCACCACCAAATCTTTCATTGATGCCTTCAGCAAGTTTCTCAGTAATAATTCTGGCACCTTCGGCACTCTTACCAAATTCTGATATTTGTTGTCTGTTTAATCCTAATTTTTCCTGTAAGATATCAAGAGCAGGCAAACCTCTATCAGTAAGCCTGTTAATTTCTTCAAGTCCCAAACCACCTGCTGTTGTTCTTGCAAACAAATCAGTAATGGCCTGTAGCGTTCCAAGTTGATCCGTTGTAACGGCTGCCGCATCAGTGAATGTGGTTAAGAGTTTTTCCGTTGGCTCTATACCAGCAGTTTTTAATTTAATGAATGCTGTGGTTAGATCCTGTGTGGAAAATTGTGTTCTTGTCGCAAAGTTAGTAAGGAAGTCAAATGCCTTGGCACCATTTTCAGCACTACCAGTCACGCTGGTAAGTGTTGTTCTCAAATCTTGGAATTCAGCACTAACCCTAACTATTCTTCTAAGGGTAATGCCTCCTCCAATGCCAGCAAGTGCAGTGGCCGCCAATCCCGCAACTCTGTTTATTCCTAACAAACCTTTGTTAAGATTCGTAAGGCGTCTTGAGATATTGCTTAAGGATCTCGCAGTTTTATCTACGACGGTTACTTCTATTTTTTGTTGCGTGGCCATCCTTCATTGACTCCCTTGTTTTACTATGTTGTAGCACAAACCATTCATACCACAACTTTATTTCCAGGACGCTGAATTGCATTACTTCTTCAACTGATTTGCCAAGTGTCTCAGCAATTTTCATTATTAGTTGAAGTTCAACGTCCTCTTTTAGTTTTTTGCAACGGACTCGTATTCAGCAGTGGCACTGTTTAAATCTCCAGCAATTCTAATTAAGATTGCAGGATCAACTTCATGCATTAAGGTATTCTTGTCAAATTTACTAAACAATGGTTTTCCATCTGGATCCAATGCTTTTGTAATAATTGATTCAACCAATGCTTCTACTGTCTTGCCAGCCTGTTGCAGTTCAATAATTTTGCTTTCAGCCGCAAATGAATGTGACGATCTAAAATAGATATCTGTCTTCCATTCAGGAACAGTTATCTTTTGTAACTCTCCTGTTAATTTGCTTTTGAAATGTTCTTTTGCATTATTCAATACACTCATTTATATCTCCTTTGTGATATCTCCCTAACGGTAGGTCCAAGTATCCCATTAGGTGCTTGTTTTGAATGCCCACGTTCAAGTGCGTCAATGTGAGGAACGCGATTGACGATACGCTTTTCTCTAAAGAGATTTTCTAATCGCCAACCACGCCTCGCTTGACCCTTGTCTATTGGAGTCTTGGATCTTGCTATCTCCAATGTATCCTGAGCAATCGTGGTCATTAACTTCTCCTTTTCTCTTTCAAGAGAAGCAATGGCCTGTCTCGTTCCTGTTACCTTTATAGATAACATTCTATTTCCTTACACAGAGCCTATTGTTAGGGCGCCTGAGCCTTGGAAATTAATTGTTGCAGTTACTAGGTCATCAAATGAAGATGTTCTTGATACTGATGTAACAAGCACACTTCCTGAAAACTTTTCACCTGTAGATGCATCTGGATAAAACTCTACAGTTAGAGCCCCGTCCTGTGCTGGATCAAATGCGTTGGAAGCCGCATTATGAGTTGAGTCATAAATTACTTCCATTGATCCTGTGAATTGATGCAATCCACTTTTGTATGTTCTTGCCGCGTCGCCCATAACAGTGTCTTCAATCACGTCTTTAGTGTGTTCTACTGTCCAGGAACGAACTTCAGCAACGGTAACAGTGCCTGCTGAATCTTCAGCAGTAATTTCCACTTTACCATTTTCACCTGTAAAAGTTGCCATAGTCTAGTCCTCCTTTTTGGCAGTTTCAAAGTCATCATAGGAAAAAGTAAGAGTGTCCATTGCGTCTGGATCTTCATCTTCTGCAATTTCTTCTACCACTTCTTCTTCTAATGGTTCTTTTGAAGTCACCTGGGCATCCGCTGTAATTTTATTCTTACTGCTTTTGCTTTTAGTAACTTTTTTTTCTTCTTTGGGTTGGTCTTGTAATTTCCAACCTTCAGAAAGAAATCTTTCTACACGGTCCTGCTCCACTGGGATTACAGCACCGTTATTGTCTATCATCATAGTATATTGTGTTGGCATTATACTGCTCCTTTAGTAAATGAATAATGCACCTCAGCAATCATCAAGAACTCGCCCAGAGGCGGTGTTCTATCAATTACTTCAATTGAAGCAACGTGTGTCGTTGCCGCTCGTGCTGTTGCCAGTTCGCGTGTGCGATCCGTGTTTAGTGCTTCTTCTATTCTTTCAATCAGATTGTTGCGTTTTTCATCAACTGATTGAACGAAACCCTTGCGTCCATCTGAACGCACAAATCCTCTTATATTGACCTCAATTATTGCTCTCCTATAACCACCCATTGCCTGGTCTTCTCTCGTTTCATTACCAGCAGTGATCAATAGGGCAGGAAACTGTGTCATTGCCAACTTGTCTAAATCAAATGGCTCTCTTGACACGAATACTGGTCTTGGCGGACTCATATCCTCCAAAACTTCTATAATATTCTTGACTGCGGATTCTCTGTTTGACATACCTTCCTACCTTTTTAGGCGGAGGTAATGTGTGGGTTCTCTTTCTGTTTCATCCACAGTTCCACTACTGTCCGCATCATATTCAACGCCATCTCTTAACACAAGATCAAGTTCTCTTTCATACTCCTTGCGGTAGTATTCCATCTTGCGTTCAAATAAATCTGTTTCGACATCAAATTTTGCTAGTTTAGGAAATATGTGGAATCCCAATACATTATACACGCACAGCGTGGTTAGTTGGCTTGCCGTGTATAGGTCTTCATCAGGTTCTGACGATCCAGTGTTTAATCTCGTTAGATCATACTTGCCAATCATGTATGTTGGCCACCAACGAATGCGTAGGTCTCTGAAAACGTCTGCTTGTGCTTTGGTTATTTCTGCATCATAATCAGGTATGCCAAACTCTAGAATGTCTGGTTCAAATTCCTGTATGTCAGAAATAGTTGCTAGTGTAATCGCCATAGGATACTGTCCTTCATATACGCTTTTGGGTCCTTCCCAAACCGCTAATTTGTAATCAATAGTATTTAGCGCATAATGGGGAATCCCATTAGTTTTCAAGAGAAAAGGGCGATATTTCTACCGCCCTTTCCGTGTTATGCCTTAATCAGTTATAGATTAAAGAGCCGCGTCACCAATTAGTGCAACGCCATAAGCATCAAAGATTTCACTTACACCGTAAGCCATAGTGCCCACGATTTCAGTAGCACGATGAGAAGCATCACGCTGTTCTTCAATTCTCATTGATCTCTTAACCATGTAACCAAGTGCATCAGCACTCATTGCCGCACCGTAGTAGTTTCCAGTTCCAGTTGAGTCATTAGCATCTCCACCAATCACTGTTGATTCAAAGATGTTAATTCCAGCAATCTGACCAATGAAACCATCTCTTAATGCCATGTTACCAACATCACTTAAAGCGTGTGACATAGTAGCACCAGCATTAGTCAATTGTTTCTTGATTTGGAATGCTTGGTATGGGTGTAGCACAGCAACGTATGGTCCAGGTGCTTGGTTAGCACGTAGAGTTGCCGCTGCCTTGAAGATGTCCTCAACAGTTAATTCTGTGTTAGCAGAACCCACTGTGTTTGAGAAGCCTGTGAATAGTGCCGATAGGTCCTGATCCACTTTCTTAGCCATTGCATCACCTAATTGGCGTCCAATAGCAGCCGCTACATCTTCGTTTGCTGATTCAGCCGCTAAATCCTGTAATAGGACCATAGCACCTACTTCTGATGCTGTGATAGTTGCTGAAGTTGTGTTGAATGCTGTCGCAGTTCCAATATCTTCACCATCTGTTAATGATGCTGCCGCGATAGCAGGGTAGATTGGCACCTGTGCCGTTAGGCCTGGTGTGCCAGTCATGTCGTAGTTACGAACAAGAGGTCTAATCACAGTCTGTTCAGAAAGTGTGTATAGAGCCGCTTGGACGATGTTTGAGTATAGTTCTGAAACTACACTCGAAGTTACTGCATTAGTTGTTACAGCCATTGCTCGTCTCCTTTTTTATAGCAATTATATGCGAATATTTTTTGCTCGCATAATTTCAGCGTAACGTTTCCTGTGTTCTGGATTTTCCATATTCAGTTTCGTTACGTCATTATCTACCACAGGATTTTGCTTGCCCATTCCCTGTCCAGTGCCACTGCCACTTGGGCCAGCACTAACAAAGTGTGGATTTGCTGTAAGGAACTCGCTTACCAGTGTTGATACTCTAACAGGGTCACCCTTGTCATCATATCTGACCTGTCCAGTTTGATCAATTACATCAACTTGGCCAGCATCATTAAGTTTAACCTGCCCCTTTAACAGTTGAACCACTTGATTTGGATTCACTGCCTTGTTGGCGCTGGCTTCATTTAACAATGTGCCATCTACCTTAATGGAATGCAGTTCCTGTTCGTATGTGTTTATCTTGGAATTAAACTTTTCAGCCTGTTCCTTCAATAGTTTTTCATACTCACCACGCTTCTCCATTTCCTGGGTCTTGCGTGACTCTTCTGCTTCTACCAAGGTCTTGTAATGATCAAGATCAATGCCTGAGTATTTCTTCTCAAACTTTGCTCTTTCTCTTGCCACTCTATCTGCCACAATGCGATTTACTTCGTCTTGTGATAGTGTGTTATCGTCCTTAACAGTTTCCTGTGTTGCTACCTGCTCTTTACCGTCTTCTGGCGAAGACGCAGTCGTCTCCGTATCATTTACCGCTGTGTTTTCTGCGTTCATATTTTACCTCTTTAAAATTGGCTGAGTCCGCCCCTGTCCTCAATTAACAGTATGTTTTACCTTTGTATTTATGCCAATTGGCACAAATTCCTTTATTTGCGGCGTCTGCCACCGCGTGTCATTCTGCGACCTCCACGAGTCATTCGCTTCTTATCTTCGTCTTTTTTGCGACCGCCTCGTGAGCGTCTGCCCCCTCTTGTAGCCATCCAATTCACTCCCGTGTTTTTTTAGTTTAAATTTTCTACGCATTGGTCCCTGACCTATCAGTGATCTCAATGCTGTCACGCCAGTTATCATTCATCCTCCCAGCGGAAAGGAACTATGGTCTTTTTTCGCTCCAATATTTCCTTTCTCCTTGTCTTGCACAAATGGTGCAATTCCAGTAGATTGTGCCTTGCCCTAACGCCTGCTGCCTTAGAATCCTTGACTTCAAAACGCCATACGTTTTCTTTATATTCATCTATAATTTCACGCAGGCGCTTTTCTGTGGATAGTTCATTTACGAAATCCCTTTCAGGTATAAACTTACCCATTGTCCTCGTCTTCTATTTCCGTTTCGCTCTCAGAGTTGAATAATTGTGTCAGTTCAGGATGCAGTGCCTTAATTTCTTCATCAGTGTAACCCGCTGTTACCATTTCTCTTAGATGTGATACAAGGTCATCGGCTGATGTAACTGGACCATGCGTCATCATATCCTTGCTTGGACGATTGTTTTTATTCCATTCATCATACCATTCCTTGACTTCTTCATAACTTCTTTCAGTCAGTGCCTCAAGCATCATTTTTTCAATCTTATCAACTAGCATAGGATCGGTTGGATTTGATTCCTTAGCCATCTTTAACAGTGCAACATCATTTGCCTTATCCTGTATTGAGAATGATCTTGGATATAAAATTTCTCCATCCCATACCTTGCCTTGATAACCTGCCCATAGTCTCCAAATCTGTTCTTCCGCATGCTCAAGATTCATTGCGAAGTCAGCCAATTTGGCATTTAGCATTTGGAACTCTGTCTGCAATCCAATTCCTGAAAGCCTACGGCTCTCAATGGAACGTATGCCTCCTAATGAAGCCATTCTGTCAATGGATTCAACTTTCTTTTCTATTGATTGTAATACTGCCTCAATTGAAGCCCCATCTGGTTGTAATAGATATGGTTTTAATCCTGGATCAAGTCCATCCGGTAATTGAACTATTGATCCTGCGCCTGCGCTTGCCTCAGTATCTGCAGTTTTTACAAGTGATGGATGGTTTGTTAGCCTAATGATCTGTTCAATCTCTGAACCAAATTCATAAAGTTCTTTCTGTATGTCAGCAATGTCACCCATTGGTGAAATGCCAACACCTCTGATGTTTGATCTCTGTGCATAAACGCATACCGCTGGCACCCTGCCCAAGGTATTTGGTATTGTTTCAAATATGTCACCAGTGTTCTGGCTGCCATCAATCTTGTAGATATTGATTTCTTCTGGAGTGTATTCTCTTACGTATTGCATGTTCTCAATGATCTCTTCCTTGACCTTGAGATATACCAATTCATACACACCATTTGCTCTGCGTTCATATT